GGCTAGAGGGACAGGATCCCCGTACTGAGGAGAAGAGATGGCTATTGGTCGCATAAGTGGTCCGCTCTTAAAAGCAAACCTGCTTCGTGAAGGTGTGGATTTAGCTTTTGAGACGAACTTACTATATCTAGATGTAAATAACAGCCGCGTCGGAATAAACAACGCATCGCCTCAATACGATTTAGACGTAACAGGAACAACAAGAACCCCCGGATTGCAAGTAAGTGGCACAAGTACTTTTGGCACGGTGCAGTTTAGTGGCAACACTATTAGTACAACAGATCCTACACTAGTATTAGGAACAGCAGACAATGTTGTTTATAATAAAAGACTAACAATTGATTCAATTGATATTACTAATAATATTATTTCTACTAATGATTCTAATGCAAATATAGAATTTGCTCCTAACGGAACAGGTAGTGTAGAAATTCAAGGCGACACAAACGTATACGGAAATATTACTGCAACAGGAAATATTACTGCAAATGGTAATATTACTATCGGCGATGCTGACACAGACAATGTAACATTTAATGCTGATATTGCAAGTAATATTATTCCAGATGTTAATAATACATATACGTTAGGTTCTGCTACAAAGAAATGGAATAATGCCTACTTAAACGATGTAACTGCTAATAATAGTAATATAGGAGATGTGCAAATATATGCAAACTATATTCAAACTTCTGTTTCAAATGCTAACTTAGAATTAAGAGCTAATGGTACAGGTAGCATAGTAATTGACAATTTAAGTTTTAAAGATTCTACGATTACAAGCACTGGAGACTTAACACTTTCCCCAGGAAATGGTAATGTTGAAATAACAGGAACTGGGTCGTTAAAGCTTCCTGTAGGAACAACTGCTCAAAGACCAACAGCAGCAGCAGGTAAAGTTAGATATAACAGCGACACAAATAGTTTTGAAGGTTATAATGGAACTAATTGGATTGTGCTTAATGGTGTACAAGATTTAGATGGTGATACTAATATTACAGCAGAGCTAACACCTGGAGCAAACGACAACACAATAAGATTTAATATTGCAGGATCTACTGTAGCAGATTTAACAAGTGCAAGATTTTCGGTACCAAAAGTAACTGTAGATGATATTATAATTGATGGTAATACAATTACTACAGCATCTGGAAATACTAATTTAGTATTAGATGCAAATGGAACTGGTAGTGTAGTATTTGATAATGCACTAGCATTCAAAGATCAAACAATAACAAATACAGTAACAGACGGTATATTTACACTAGCTAGTACAGGCAACAGATATGTTAAATTTGCAGGCACTGGAGGATTTGTTATTCCTACAGGAACATCAGCACAACGTCCTCCAATTGCAAATACAGAAATTGGAATGATGAGATATAATTCACAAGAACAGCGAGTAGAAGTGTGGGACGGACAATGGGGATCAGTTGCAGGTTCTGGAGCTGGTATATCAGTAGGTGATGCTGAAAATATTGCATTAGAATTGGTAATAAGTTTAGGATAATAATATGGCAACAACGTTTAGAAACAAAGTAGTTAAAGATATTGGAACACAAAAAATAGTTGCAATAGAAACTAACGGCAGTACACGTTCAACCATTATTGGTATTAGTTTAGCAAACACAACTAAAGGTGCTGTAAGCGTAAACATACTGATAGGTGACGATGCTAGCAGTGAAGGATACTATTTGAAAGATGTAATGATACCACCTAAAGGAAGTTTGAAACCTTTAGGTCCAGCAGAAAAATTAATTCTAGCACCGACTAATACATTGTTGTTTCAATCTAGTAAAACAGACTCAGTTGATGCTGTTATAAGTTATGTGGATATTGTATAAGGAAAAATAAATGGGAAATTATGTAGGAGCATCACAAGAACAATACTTTATGCAAAACGGAAAACGTTTCTTTTACGGATTGCGTAGAACTGACAACGGCGAACTGTTTATGAGTAAAGTCGATCAACTAGCTCAAGATGATATGGTACAAATTAATAAAATTGGGGATCCTGTTGACAACTACCCTAATTTCGAAGAAGGCCAAGAATTTTACGAAGGAAGAGATTATAATCATAATTTAGTTTATGCTAATTTAAATTACGAACAATTTAAACACGATGACAGAGATATTTTTTACTATATCAATAGTGAAGGAGAACTGTGTGTTAGAGTTAATGAAGACCACACATATGATGATGGATCGTCGTCAAGTGGTGAGATAGTATACTAGGAAAAGAACATGGCAGAATTTAACTTAGATAGAATTAGATTTAGATGGAAAAACGCCTGGAATGCTGCAACAGTATACCGAAAAGATGATATTGTATATTATCAAGGTAAAGCTTATGTTTGTATAATTGGTCATACTTCACAGGTTTCTTCTACAGGATTTTATACAGATCTAAATCATGCAAATCCTAAATGGGAACTAATGCTAGACGGATTTGTTTGGAGAGGAGACTGGTCAAACTCTACATTTTATAGTGTAGGAGAAATAGTAAAATGGGAAGGATATGTTTACAGATGTGTTACTTCGCATACTTCTAATGTTGTTACATCTCAAGGTGTTCATACTGACTATGACAAATGGACTTTAGTTGCAACCACAGACAACTGGGTAAACACTTGGTCCGCTGGTTATTTTTATGATTTAGGTGATGTTACAACATATAACGGTATTACATATCGATGTATAGAAAAGCATACAGCTGAAAATGAAGCCAACGGACTAGAAGCAGATCAAGCAAAATGGGAAATAGTTACACGTTCAGATAATTGGCGTACAGACTGGGAAGCAGGAACTAGATATAGAGTTGATGATGTTGTACGTTACAATGGTATTGTTTATAGATGTACAGTAGGACATACTTCAAATGCCGATGCTTCATTAGGACTAGAAGCAGATTCTGCTAGATGGACTACGGTAATAGACGGATTTGAATATAAAGGCACATGGGTTACTGCTACTAGATATAGAAAAAATGATCTTGTAAAATACGGCGAAACAATATGGAAATGTTTAGTACATCACACTGCTAATGCATTATTTAGAACTGATGAAGCAAGTTCATATTGGGCAGTTTGGCTTCCAGGATTTGGATACGAACTATTATGGGCAAGTTCAACAGAGTATCAAGTTGGTGATATTGTTCTATATGGCGGCTACGCTTATACTTGTTTACAAAACAATTTAAATAGTGTACCTAGTGTAAATGGTATATTACAAGACACTGGCGATTGGGAATTATTAAAACAAGGTTACAGGCATAGAGGAGAATATGATCATTCTACGCAATACTATACAGGTGATGTATTAAGAAGCGGCGGATACCTTTATATTTGTATTACAGACTCAAATGCAGAATATCCTGATACATCAGCTAAATGGCAAATACTTGTTCCAGGACACAGATGGAAAAGTGACTGGGTTGACAATACACAATACCTTATTGGAGATATTGTAACTTACGATGGTAGTGCATATTACTGTATACAAAGACATACTGGTTCTGAGTCTGACAACAGACCTGATCTTGATATAGAAAATACTAACGAAAACTATTGGGAGTTAATGCTAGCTGGTATCGACGGCAACGTTCTTACTACAGATGGCGACTTACGTGTAAGAGACGCGACACAAACTACAAGACTACCAATAGGTGCGCCTGGTGCAACGCTAAAAGTTGATGCTAGTGGTAACAGTACTTGGGGACAATTTGGTCCTGTAAGCAAAGTTTTCTATGTAGCACCTTCGGGTCTTGATAGTGATTCTAACGGTACTACTGTAAATGCTCCTTTTAAAACTATTAAGTATGCTTGTGATTACATAAACCAAGATTGGGCTAATAGAGCTCCTGCAACAATTTTTGTAACAGCAGGTAGCTATTCAGAAATTATTCCAATTTCAATACCAAAAGAAACAACAATTGTTGGGGACGAATTAAGAAGTGTCACTATACAACCTAACGCAGGATTAGAAGCTAACAATATGTTTTATGTTAGTAATGGCGGCGGCGTAAGGAATCTTACATTACAAGGATTAATAGGAACACTAGGTTCTCAAAATGCGTATGGAACTAAAAGACCTACAGGCGGAGCTTTTATTAGTCTTGATCCTGGCACAGGTCCTGCAGATACTAGTGTGCATATCACATCAAAATCTTCTTATGTACAAAATGTAACAACATTTGGAACAGGATGTGTAGGCATTAAAATTGATGGATCATTACACAATTCAGGAAACAAATCAATTGTTGCTAATGATTTTACGCAAATTATAAGTGACGGTATAGGTGTTTGGGCTCTTAATAATGGTAGAACAGAAATAGTTAGTATTTTTACATACTATAATTATATTGGCTATTTGTCATCGGATGGTGGAAAAATACGTGCAACAAATGGAAACAATTCGTATGGTACATTTGGATCAGTAGCTGAAGGATTTGATGCAACAGAAACTGCAATTACTGGTACAGTGAACAACAGAGCATTAGACCCAACAGCGAATGCTCTTACTGATAATGTAAATATGATATTAGCACTAGAATATAAAAATGCAGGTACTACAAATGTAGCATCATCTAGTAGTGTTAACTTTGGAGGACAAGGTGCAAATGCCGCAGCAACATATCAAGAAGTAAGAGATGGCGGTGTGTACGAGGTAAGACTCACAGACCCAGGTGACTCAAGTGCAGCCGGCGGTAATAACTTTCAATTTAAATTAAACTCCGCTCAGGACGGCGGCCCAACAACAATTACACTAGCCGCTTCAGATACAGATGGAACTAATGTAAAGTACCAAGGATTAAGAGTATTCATTAAAGAAGGACTTGGTGTAGGACAATATGGTTTTATAGCTAGTTATGATCCAGCATCTAAAATTGCACAAGTAAGTAGAGAGTCAGATGGTCAACCAGGTTGGGATCATATAAATCCAGGATGGCCTAATGTAACAGACATGACTACTGCTACTAGATATACCTTAGAACCTAGAGTTACATTTAGCGATCATACATATACAGCTACAACCGGAACAGCACCTAGTTCTTCAAACTGGGAACATGTTATTTGGTATCCAGCAGGAGGATGCTTTGTAGCATTTACAGGAAGCTCTGCAAGTAATATACAATCATCTCACTCAACAGATGGTATAACATGGAGTACACCAGTTAATAGATTTTCAAATAGAAAAGTTAAAAAATTATTGTCTGATACTAACGGAAGTAGAATTTTAGTTGTAACCGACACGTTTGATGGTACTACACCTACAGGATCAATATATAGTTTTGATGTAGCGGCAAAAAGTCATGCAAATAATCTTGCATATATAACAAGTTCAGACTTTACTAATCTTTCTAATTTGTCAGGTGCAGCAAATAAAGAAGGAAGCCAAGGAACAGTATTTACAACCGACAGTCACCAACTAACTACTACAACTAATTTAAATACAACTACAGTAGTTACACCATCCGGCGCAAGTTCAGGAACTCATAAGTATACTAAAGTAGCACATGGAGGTGGTGTTGGACATGCATCTAATGGTACTTTTGTAGCTGTGAATGTTGGAAGTGCAGGTGGAGTAGCTTATAGTACAGATAATGGAGCAACTTTTATACAACTAGATGATGATGGTTCAGGCACTAGACTTCCTAAAGATTATGATGATGTTATTTTTGGTAATGGTAAATTTGTTGCAATACAAAATGCAAACGATAGTACAGGATTAACAAAAACAGCAATTAGTTTTGATGGTATTACATGGTATCATCATAGTATTACTGGTGCCACTGACTATGATAAATTTGTATACGGCGGCGGAACATTTATGGGAGTATCAGCTGGCTCTAACAATCAACTTATAAAATCCCAAGAAGGTGCAGTATGGAGGCTTAATAGTGATGATAGCACAAACTACTTAACAAGTGATACAGAAGACTGGGCAGATGCGGCTTATAGTCCAACATTACAAAAATGGTCAATTGTTGCTGTAAATTCAACAAACTTTAATGTTATAAGTGGCTGGGGAGCAAAACCATTTGCAAGAGCAGTAGTTAAATCAGACAAAGTAAATGAGTTCTTTATTTACGAACCCGGAAGCCAGTATTCTTCAGCACCTACAGTGAGTGTATATGATTCACAATCAACTGTAAATTCAACGCAAGTTGCAAGAATAGGCGACGGTGTACTGCCACAGCCTGTGTTTAGTGAAAGAGGAATAAGTTATATAACAGCTACAGCATCAATCAGTGGATCTGGTTATGCAGATAGTTTCCAAATAGGTCCAACACTTAGACTATCAAATATAAGTTTAGTTCCTTCACCAGGTGATAACTTGGTTATAAACGGTATTAATGATGTAGACTATAAAGTGTCTACTATTGAAGAACAATCAGGATCTGGACCATATGATATTACAATCACGATTAGTCCTACTCTTGGCAGAGCTGAGTCTCCTGTTCATGGCGAAGCAATTACTATAAGACAACAGTATAGTCAAGTAAGGTTAACAGGACACGATTTCTTAGACATAGGTTCAGGTAATCAAACAAGCACAGATTATCCTAATAGATACGTTGAAGGCTATGATTCAGCAAACGATCCAAAACAAGAAAATGAAGTTAGAGAAGCTAACGCAGGTAGAGTATTTTATACTTCAACTGATCAAGATGGTAACTTCAGAGTTGGTGAGCAATTTAAAGTTGAACAAGACACTGGTATCATTACAATAAATGCATCACAATTTAATCTGTCAGGACTTTCACAATTAACATTAGGTGGAATTGTAGTAGGAGGAACACAGGTTGTAATTAATGAGTTTTCTAAAGAACCTACATTTGTTGCTAATGCTAATAACATTGTGCCTACACAAAAAGCAATAGGCAGATATCTTGAATCAAGAGTGTCCGGCGGAACTAGTAGTGCTAATGCTACTGCATTGGTTGCAGGAACAGTGCAAATTGATACAAATAGAATTACAAGTACAGATGCTACTTTAGGAATTACATTTACTGCACAAGCACATCATACAAAAGCTGCAAAAGGTGATTTAGCAGCACTACAGTATTTTGGACATGGCACAGATAGTGGTAACTCACTTGATGGTGGTGGGTATTGATAAATATATATAAGGATTATGGAGCGTTAAATGGCTGAATTTAAGTTAGGTAGAATTAGGTTTATATGGAAGGGAACATGGACCCTTTCAACAACCTACTACAAAGATGATATCGTTAGAAACGGTGGTAATACATATATTTGTATTAAAGGACACACAGCACCGGCTCTGTTTTCAACTAGTCAAGCAACATACTGGAATAAAATTTCCGATGGTACTGAATGGAAAGGTGACTGGACTTTTAGTACACTTTACAAAATTAATGACATTGTAAAGTATGGCGGATATTTATATGTTGCAAACGCAGAACATACTTCTGCAGCAAATCTTACAGATGGTCTAGAAGCAAATGCAGCAAGTTGGGACTTGTTTGCAGAAGGATTTGATTACAAAGCTGATTGGACTGTAAGCACTAGATACAAAGTAAACGATATTGCAAAATATAACGGTACAGTGTATGTCTGTGTTACTCAGCACACTTCTGCAGGAAATGACACACTAGGATTAGAAGCGGACCAAGCTAAGTGGAATATATTTTCCGAAGGATTTTTCTGGAAAAATAACTGGGCTACTGGGATTAGATATAGAGTCAATGATATTGTTCGATACGGTGGACAGCTATATGTTGCAAACGAAGGACATACATCAGCTGCGTCAGATGCACTTGGTTTAGAAAACGACCAATCAAAATGGGATTATTTAAACAAAGGTTTAGAGTATAAAGTAGATTGGGCATCTAGTACACGCTATAAAATTAACGATATTGTTAAATATGGTGGCGGAACATGGATTTGCACAACTTATCATACAAGCCAAGCAACATTCGCTGCTGACGAGGGTAAATGGTCACAGTTTGTTGAAGGTTTAGAATTTGAAGATACATGGAGCGGTACAGTAACTTATCAACCAGGTGACTTTGTTACTTATGGTGGTTATTCATACGTATCCAAAACAAATAATGTAGGGCAAGGACATCCGTCAACTAATACTACAGACTGGGATTTATTTACAACAGGATTTAAACATGCCCAAGACTGGGGAGATGATAGTTCTTCAGAAGAATATAGAGTTGGCGATGTAGTAAGATTAGGTGGCTTTACATATCTATGTATATTAGATCATACAGGGCAACGTCCGCCCAATAATACATATTGGGAGCTACTAAACGAAGGATTCAAGTGGAAAAATACTTGGTCATCAGCAACACTTTATGACAAAGGTGATTCTATAAAATATGGTGCAAACAGCTATGTTTGTATATTAGCCCATACATCAGATACTCCTAAACGCCCAGACAATGATACAGGCGGTGTGTACTGGAATGTTTTAATTGCAGGTGCAGAATCAGGAAACTTAACAACACAAGGCGACTTAGTTTACTATGGTGGTTCAGGTCCAACAAGATTACCAATTGGAACACAAGGACAAGTATTAAAAGTAAACACAGCAGGAAATGCTCCAGAATGGGGATACTTTGGCGCACTTAATAATGTTTACTATGTACAAAATACTACAGGTGTTGATAGTCCAGCAAGTGATTATGGATTGACTTTAGACCGTCCATGGAAAACTATACAATACGCTACACAACAAATTTGGGACGGAGCAGAACGTCCAGCTGCAAAAAGATTATTACACATCAACAAGAGTTTTATACAACATGATGCTGTTGAATTTGTGGATCATGGAATAGCAAATAACACAAGTCCGTATACAGGATCCTTTACGTATACTAAAGCAACATGGCTTATTTTGGTTGGCAGATTAGTTGATGCATTAATTTATGATTTAAGTCATGGAGGTAATGTAGAGACTAGAAAACTTACAACTGCAATTCACGCAGATGCTAGCATCACAGGAAAAACTGCTGAATTTAACGCAATGATTGATAGGGTATTAGTTGTAGCTGATGCAGTATTAAGTAATGTAGCACCTGCACAAAATTATCAAACACTTACTGGCAATACTACAGCTACACAACAAACTGAAGCAGCACAAGCAGAACTTGCAGATGATCTATCAACTGCTACAAGTTTAGCAGGTATACTTAAAGCAGCTGTTACAGCAGGCAATGTATCTGCAATGACAGCAGCAGTTATTCCTAATAACTCTTTATATGTAAAGAGTGGGACCTTTGCAGAAACATTACCTATACTTGTTCCAGCAAATACTGCGGTGATTGGAGATGAATTACGTTCAACAAAAATAATACCTGCAGGTGTACAAACACAAGCTACAGATGTTCCAAAAAGTATTGCAGCTATACAGAGACTAAAAACAATTATAGACGACATTGTTGCTAATAGTGCAATAACAAAGTCAACAGGTAATGCTGAGTCACAAGTTACAACAAGACCTGCTGGTAGTTCAGCAGCTGGTCAAGCGGCTCAAGCTTTATTTCAAGAATTAGAAGATTACATTGATTACCGAGTAAATGGAGTATCAGGTGATTCAACAGTTCCAACCACAAGAGGATCTGAAACAGCTGAATATTCAACAGGTTACACATATGCAGTAGAATGTATTGAAGCAAACAGAGCATTTTTAATAGCTGAAGTACATGCTTATATTGCGGTGACATATCCAAGCTATACGTATACTATTGCAGCCTGTACCAGAGATGTAAATAGATACTTAGATGCTATAAAATATGATTTAATTTGGACAGGTAATTGGAGAACACTTTCAGCTGCATTACTATATGCTAATTCAGTTAGCGGTAGTACAACTGAGAATATGTTCTTTATGCGTAACGCAACAGGATTAAGAAACTGTACAGTAAGCGGACTAGTAGGTACACTAGGCGGTGCTAATGCGTATGGAACCAAACGACCAACAGCAGGCGCCTTTGTAAGTCTTGATCCAGGCTATGGACCAGCTGATACAAAAGCATGGATAGCTAGTAGATCTCCTTATATACAAAATGTTACTACATTTGGTACAAAATGTATTGGTTTAAAAATTGACGGTGATATACATGATGGCGGTAACGACTCTATTGTAGCAAATGATTTTACACAGATTATTGACGAAGGTATTGGAGCATGGGTTACTAACTTAGGAAGAGCAGAACTTGTTAGTGTATTCAGTTATTTTGCACACATAGGTTATTTGTCAGAACATGGTGGTAAGATAAGAGCTACAAACGGTAACTCGTCATATGGTGACTTTGGTTGTGTAGCAGAAGGCATTGATGCAACAGAAACACCAATTACAGGAACAGTTACCAACCAATCAACAGAAGCTAATATTAAAAATGTATTAACTGATAAAAATCAAATTTTACTATTTGAATATACAAATGCTGGTGTTAACTATGCTGATGGCGACACAACAACTACTATTGTTGGCGGTAATAACGATGCAGCAATAAGTGCAGAAAATGTGTACAACGGTGCTGTATATGAAGTAAGGCTTACTGATCCAGCAAGTAATATTGGTGGAGCAGGATATATCACAGCAACTAATACTGCACAAGCAGGAACAGCGACTCAGATTACAATTAGTAATACAGACTCAAACGGAAGTGCAGTTTACGCAGGTATGGCTATTTGGATTGTAAGTGGCACTGGAGCGGGTCAATATGCATATATTGATGCATATAACTCAGGAACTAAAATAGCTACTGTTCTTAAAAACAGTGACGGTTCTTCAGGATGGGATAGTGTATATGGCGCAAGTATTGCTTCTGCACTTGATTCGACAACCGAATATGTTATTGAACCAAGACTAGTATTCAGTGGTGGTGGTGTTAGTGCATATGCTGATATTGCAAAAGCAAGAGCTAAAGTTGAAGACGGTAAAATTACACAAATAAGAATATGGCATCCTGGTTCAGGATATAGCTCAACACCTACAATGGCTATTACTGATCCTAATAACACTGTTGAAGCTCCTCACACAGTTAGAACAGGAGACGGAGTACTTGGACAACCGACATTTAGTAATAGAGGTACAGGATATGATACTGCTACAGCAACAGTAGCATCAGCTAACGGTTATGCTGATTTTTATCAGCCAGGACAGTTTATTAAAGTTGATGGACTAACATCAGTACCAGTAGAAGGTGCAAACGTAGAAATTGCTGGCATCTCAAACACATGGCTCAAGCTAGTGGGCGTAACACAGGTTTCAGGTAGCGGAAGTAATTACTCTGCACTATTACAAGTAAGTCCAACAGTAAGTGTTACAGATGCTCCAGAACACAATGAAGCTGTAACAATTAGATCTAGATATAGTCAGGTACGATTAACAGGACATGACTTCTTAGATGTAGGTACTGGAGGAGTTACTACTACTAACTACCCAGGAACTCCAAGTACAGCTGCTGATCAAGCAGACGAAACAAAAGACTTTGGAGGCGGTAGAGTATTTTATACTTCAACTGACCAAGATGGTAACTTTAGAGTTGGCGAATTATTCAGTGTTGAACAGTCAACTGGTAGAGCAACATTAAACGCTGATGCGTTTAACGTAAGCGGTTTGCAAGAACTGCAATTAGGCGAGATATCATTAGGTGGTACTAGTGCTACTATTACTGAGTTTTCAACTGATGGCACATTTACAGCCAACAGTGACAGTATTGTACCAACACAGCGAGCTATCAAGACTTACATATCAAGTCAAATAGGTGGCGGAGCAGGTGAACTAAATGTAAACTCACTCACAGCTGGCCAAGTTAATATAAGTGGTCAGACAATATCTCATACAACCAATCAAGAGATAAATATAACAACAAACGTAAACTA